CCTGAACCTTTAATTTTATTTATAGATTCTCTAGCCTTAGCGGCGTCTGTAAAACCTAATCCATGAATTGTACCTTTTGGATTTTCGTCTGTATATAAGTCAGAATGTTTATCTGAACCAGCCTTTTGACCTGGTTTTCTAGGTATTCTATTTGCGTCTTCTTTAATACCTAATCTTTTTTGTACTTTTTCTATTTCTTTTTTTATTTCTTTTTGTTTTTGAGAACCAGGCATTGTTGACATGGCCTTTCTCAAAAGTTTCATGTACAAAGTTTTATCTGCATTAGCATGAAGACCTACACCTCGGCTATCTTTACCAGCCTGACCTTTTGGTGGCAAATCTCCTAAACTTGCAATAGGTTCAATGTTATCATAGTTACCTAATCTAACACCGCCTAGGTATTCTTTAAATGTCTTTGGCATATTTCGATTTGAAAGATTTATGTTCTTTCTCCTCAACAAACTCTACTTTGTTTTCAACACCAGATAATTTATCAACTGCTTCGTCAATCTTATCTAGTTTATCTAACACACCTTTTAAAACCACATTGTTATTATCGTTGTCTTCTTTAATTTTACCTGACATTCTTTTCATAATAACATCCATAAGTTTTGCTGGCACTTCATCTTTTTTCTTTTTCTTGCCTGCATTAGGAGCCATATCAACTCCGCCATGTGCTACAGCATTTGTTGGTGCGTCTTCATCCATTTTATTGATGATTTCATCCATCATTTCTTTATAGTGTTTTGGCATAATCGTACTCCGATACCAGTTCATTATCTTTTTCATACACACTTATACCAAAACAAGTCATGTATGGTTCTTCGTTAATCTCTGGTATTTCTCTAACTTCGTTTAACATTTCTTCAAATAAATTTTCATCTTTTAAATGTTTGATAACTGTTTGTTCAATTAAAGTCTTATGTTGTGCATAAGATTTATCTTCTTTAATTAATAAGGCTAAGGCAACGGCAAACGAGCCTAATCTACTACCTAAACCAACTTTTTGTAAAATTCGTTTTAGGTTAAAGACAAATCTATGTAAGAGGGTATATGATTTTCTTTCTTTCTCTAATTTAAGAGATTTATATTTCTTTAATACTTTACCTTTGTCGTCAATAATACCAAACTTATATGCCTCTTGTTTTTCAAAAGGTGTTACAAGTAGTTTGACCACTCTGTAAGTTATTAAAAAATCTATTCCTCGACTTGCCATTATAGTTCCTTTAGTCCTTCACTTATCTTTTTATCTGCATTGACATCATTGAGTTCATGTGGATACAAATAGTCTAGGTAAACTAAAAATGATTTTAATGCTGGCCAGTATGGTTTATCTATCTTAAACAATAGAAGTGTACACGCTGATTCTACACCAAAAACATTATTTAAAACTATGATATGGTTTAATACCAATCTTAGCTTAAGGTTACCTGTAACCTTGTATTTACGAAAGAGCCGTTTAAGATATTTAAATCTTTTAACATCATCATAAAATTCCTTATCCTTTTCCAAGGTTGGATTATCATAATTACTTTGTGCATAAAGTAACCAATTGTCCTTCGTAATCTCTCTGAACATCATTACTCCAGTTTAGTATTAAACTAACTTGGCGTAAACTTTAGATGAACCTGTATTTAAGGTTTCATAAGTTACTTCTAACTTTAATCCACCTTCTTTTCTATGAGATATTCCATCATCATTTAAATCGGCACCATCCAAGTCTTTACCAAATCTACCGCCGAATTGTTTTACTTCAGCAGTTACTTTACCGTTATCACCTGTCATTTCTACTGGACTAATTTCTAATCCAATTGTTTTTAGTTTGTTTGCTAATGCTTCAATTGCAGCTTTAGGGTTTAAATATTCCTGTTCAGCAATAGAACCAACAAAAGCATTTACTCTTTTAAGGATTTCTGCGTTCTCAATGTTGTGTGCGCCAATATTACTGTCTTCAACAGAATTAGCAGTTTCAACACCTACACCGTCTATCCCTTCTTTAAGCATTTGTTTAAATGTTTTCATTTTTTTCCTCTTACTTATATTTGTCTGATACTTTCTTTTTACCATCGCTACGGGGTATCAAGCCCTTAGCTTTAAGATGTGCAATATCTGTAAAACCAGCCTTACCTGCTTTGTGCCTTTTCATGGCGTCAGCAGTATTAGGTGGTGTTTCTTTCAAAACATCTTCCTCGAAATCGTTTAAGTTTTGTTCTTTTACAAAAGTCTTAAATTGTTTCATTAACTTGTCGCTAAATTAAGCGCCTTCTCTTTTTCGTCAGGCATTTTAGTTGTTTCTTCCGACATCTTAATTAGTTTGTCCACTTGTTGAATAGCACCGTGTACAGCATTCAAATTACTTTTCATTTGAATTAACTCAGCGTCAACTTGTTTAATTCTATCTTTAAGAGCTTCAAAATCTTTTACTAAAACATCTCTTTCGTTTTGCAAATCAGTTGTGTTTATAGACATTATATAACTCCTCTATTAAGCGATTGTTGGTACATTACCACCAATTACATACCATTTTGAATTTTTAAAAATACATACTGCACTTTCGCCTGGAGCGTCAAGTGTAATAGTTGAATTTGAAAAATTTGCTGGTGTAATTGTGATTGCATTTGTACCAGATGTAGATGTATTTACAATAATCTTTACTTGACCATCTGAACCATCTGCTAAAGCACAACTATGTGTAGCTGATGTTGCGTTAATCTCTGTTACTGCTGATGTTACATCAACTGCTGTAGTTGTAGAACCGTCTGCTGTAATTGTTTGAGAAGTTTGTTTTAAACCTAGCCAACTTGGAATGTTATTAAAAACATCTTCAGCTGCTACTTTTTTATTTACTGGTGTTCCGCTTGGGTCATCAACCACATGGAACAAATCAGCACTTGCTAAATTATCGCCTAAGTCTGTTAAGGCGGTTACTTTTTTATCTGCCATTTTTTTCTCCTGTTAACCTCTTTTGAGGAATGCTACTCTGTGCATATACACAGACCACTTTATTAATATACTTATATGTATAAGGGCACCCGAAGGCGCCCCTATAAATTATTTTATTATGCTGGGTTTGCTAAAGCAACCAAACATTCGTATTTGACTCTTGAAGTTGTATTATTAGTAAACTTCAAATTCCAACCCATGTGAGCTGCGCCTGTAGGCACTTCACTTGAATCGTAGTTAAATAAACCTACTGTCATACCAGAAATAAACTCATCTGCTGTATTATCTTCAAATAAGTTTGTTCTATTTGCACTTGACGGTGCGTTATTAGTTTGCAACTGCGTAGCAGCCCATAAAGGTGCTCCAGCAGCTGAATCTGCATTTGTCCAACTTGACATATTATTCTCTCCCTTTTAAATGTTAATAGGTACTCAATTTTCTATATAGTACCTATATTTATAAGGGAGATTGATTAGAAACCGAGTTTTTTCAACTCAGCGATTGTTTGATTGGCGTTTTGAAATGTAATTCCTATGCCACCTCTTTGAGTAAACTCTTTGGTGTTCTTAACATAATCGTCAATTAAGATAGCTGGTTGACCAGCTACCTTTGCATAGTTTTTCTTTTGACTTCTCATCACTAGATTGATTTTACTTCTATCAATATTAGTGTTTCTCATAACCCATTGAGTTTTGCCTGGAATGCAATTAGGGTCATGTGCGTGTTCTACATAAGCACTTAATATATGTGGATTGTACTTCTTAACAAAATTGTATAGTTTCTTACCCTCACTAAGCCATGGTCCTTTTGACCAAAAATCTTTCTTAGCTATGATAGGATCCCAACGCTCTTTTCTTCCGAGGTCAGTCCACTTATTAATACTTAAACCTGTTGTCTGTTCAATGTTCTTTACAAAGTCAAATAGAACACCGTCCATGTCAAGGTATATTCTAGGTAAGTTTTTCATAGTGTTTTCCTTTTTATTATGACTTATCCTAACATATTCCTAGCCATATGGCAACAGCTTTTTTTAATTATTTTTTGAAGCCTGGTATGACTATTTTTGGTAGTCTACCTTTGGTTCTGTTTCAACCTTAGTTTTTGCACTTCCGACCAATGTTTTACCCTTTGTTTTTTCTGATTCGCCATCAGCGTCATTATTAGGTGCGACATCTTGTGCTTTCATATACTTGGAGTTTTTCTTCATTTCTTCCAAGTCTTTAGCTGCATTTGACCATAAAGTATTAACATCTTCTTTTAATTTCTCTACATCAAAGCTTTCTTCTTCTTGTGTAACTACAGGTTTCTTTTCACCTTTTTTAGGGTCATTATAACTGTCGTGTTTCTTTTGGTTGATTTCGCCATCAACAGATTCTTTTTTATCTTCTTTATCTTTGATTGCTTTTTGTAAAGCAGGTGGTAATTTTTTCTGAGCAGCACTTAACTCCTCATTTTTACCTTTATATTTTTTGTCTATGTTATTAAAAAAGTCTTTCTTTTCCTGGTCTGACATTGAACCAATACCTTTACCAGCTTTTTCTAGTTCTTTTTTAAATAGTTTTTGGTAGGCGTTATCATTTAAATTCTTTTGCATTTCTTTGATAGACGCTTCTATACTACCATCTTTTGATTTTAAGTATGACATTATTTTCCCCTTACTTGTTTCGCTAAATCTTTGTCAGCGCCACCCCATGTTCCAGAGGATTTAGTTACAAATGAATTTACTCTAGCAAATGCCCATTGTTGCTGTGAAGCACCTGGTCGGTGTCCACCTCTCCAAGCGGCCATGCCTCTATCGTAAACTTTCTTTAATATTGAATATGGCATTCCAGATTTTTCAGCTTTCTTTTTTAAACCTGCAATCTGTTCGAATTTCATCTTTGCCAAATCGTGTTGTGTTTCTTCTTTTTTTGGTTTTAAACCTTGTTTCTTCATTCTTTCAAGGTCTGATAAAGTAGGTGCATTTTCTTCAGCCTTAACTGTTGCGCCATAAAAGTTTTTAAGGTCTGTAGCATACTTGTTAAGGTCATCACCTTTACCATCAACTTTCATTACTAAACCTTTTGCATGAATAGTAAAACCATGTTTTGCTAAATCAGTAGAGGCTTTTGCCATCTTATCCATAGTTTTAAAAGTAACAGTCATTTTTTTAAACTCTTTGATTGTTTCTTCTTTTTTCATACCCATTAGTTTATCAGCAATCTCATGTCCTTTTTTGATTGTTTTTTTCTCTAATGGTGGTTCGTCATTGTATTTCTTTTTAGCAGTTGCCATACCAATTGCATATGCTTTGTCTTTGGCCATTTCATCTAAACTTTCATTGGCTCTTTTTAATGCGTTTGCAACATCTGGATGTTTTGATAAACCTTTTGCAAGTTTCTCAATGGCCTTAACTGCACCTGTATAATTACCTTGTTTATAACGAGGGTCATTTAAGATACCATATGCCATTTTAATTTGTTGTGAGGTAAACTCTAAAATAATTTCTTCTTTTTTAAATGTGTTACTGCCTTTTGGTGTAACCATTACAGATAAACTTAAATAACCGTCATCTTCACCACCATCAATACCAATGCTTGCGTCATCAGGACTTACACCTTTTTTTTCTAGGTAATCAATGATTGCTTCCATATCTTTTTCAGCGTCATAATCTTGTGATGGCTCGTATTCTTTATTCATGTTGATTGAACCATCTGCGTCATCAAACTCTACATCAATCATACCATCTGTGACCATACCTTCCAAATCGTTTTGCATTTTTTGAGGGTCTAATCCATAAGGCATTTCTGGTTTTTTAGGTTCATCTTTTTTAGGTTCATCTTTTGGTGTATCAGGTTCATCTACTGGTTTTTCATCTTTGTCAACTTTAGTTAAGTTGCCACCAATATTTTTATGAGTTACTTTGCCGTCTTTACCATATCTACCAAACTTCATGTAATCTAAACCCATTGATTTTGCTTTATCTGAAGCGTCTGATTCTGATAGTTCTTCCATCATACCTTTTTTCTTCATAACTTTCCTAGCAATATCTTTAAATTTAGAAACATCTTTTTTCTTT